CTGGTTGACCCGGTGCAAGGGACTGCCAATCTCGGCAAGCTCTCTGACTATCTGGTTTCCCAAGGGGTAGCGGAACAAGACCTCCCGAACGTCGGTGCCCTCGAAATGACCGTGGCGTGGAAGGCTATGCAGTTTGATGAACTGCAAAAGCTTAAGCCCACGCTGAAATCACAGCCGAAGGCTGCCCTGCGACCCGCTGCGGCCCCTCCGGCTATTCCATCCGCACAACGCGAAATCCAGACCCTTAAAAACCGATTTGCCCAGACTAGCAGTCGGGAGGATTTGGTCGCGCTCATGCTCGCCGAAGGGCGGGCGAAAGGTTCCTAACAATGGCCGTTCCCTCGAATACCCAACAGACCTTTGCCACCGTTGGCAACCGCGAAGACCTTGAGAATAAAATCTACAAGATCGCCGCGAACAAAACCCCGTTCACCTCGAACATCGGTAAAGAGAAGGCGTCGTCCACTTATCACGAGTGGCAGACGTTCTCGCTCCGCACCCCGGATGCCCAGAACAAGCAAGTTCAAGGCGACACCACCAACGCAACCGCTGCCAAGATCACGGCCCGCGTCGGTAACCGCACTCAAATCTTCAAAGAGATGGGCTCGGTCTCCGGCACTCAAGAGGCTATGGACCACGCTGGCGTTGCGTCGGAACTGGCATGGCAGAAAGTCCAAAAGGGCGAAGAACTGGCAACGGACATCGAAGCCCGTATGCTCGGCAACTTCGCCTCTGTGACCGGCGATGCTTCGACCGCTGCTGAATCGGCTGGCGCTCTTGCTTGGCTGTCGTCCAACGTCTCGCGCGGTTCGGGCGGTTCGTCGGGCGGCTTCTCTGCCGGTAACGTGGCCGCTGCTACCCCCGGCACTCAACGGGCCTTCACCGAAGCCCTGCTGAAGACCGTGCTGGCCTCGGCGTTCAATAACGGTGCGCGTCCCTCGCAAGCCTACATGAGCGCCACCCAAAAGCAGCAGTTCTCGGCCTTCACCGGCATTGCTGACATCCGCAAGGATGCTGGCAACGGTCAAGCTACCATCGTGGGCGCTGCTGATGTCTATGTTTCGGACTTCGGCGCTATCTCGACGGTTCCGGTTCAATACGGCCTGACCCGCGACGTGCTGCTGATCGACCCGGAATACTGGGCCGTTGGCACCCTGCGTCCGATGAAGGACGAAATGCTGGCCAAGGTCGGTGACGCGATGCCGTTCCAAATCATCGCTGAAAAGACCCTGATCTGCCGCAACCAACGCTCTTCGGCTGTCATTGCCGACCTGAGCTAATCGACGGAGGGGGCGGGGAAACTCGCCCCCTTTTTCCTATCAACAACTGAAAGGGCTACACATGGCCAAATCACAAGCCGAATTCCGGGGCGCTGACGCCGGGGCCGTCGCTGTAAAAGACGACCCCATCGTGAACGTCCGCGTTCTCAAAAAGGGCGACGGCAAGGTCAGCACGGGCGCTCACTCAAACCGTGGCGGCGAAGAGCTTTATGAGTATGGCGACCACTTCGAGATTGCCAAGTCGATTGCGGACGAACTCGAAGACCGTGGCTATGTCGAGATTGTCGAGGCTGCCAAAAAGTGAGCGGCTGGCGGTTCGGTCATCAAGATAAGGACGGAATCGTCAAACATTGGCGACCGGACGGAAGCGGTGGCGTTGAGGTCCGCATCTCGCAAGATGTAGCCCCGCTGCTAGACCGCAACCGGGCGATGGCGACACACAATGACGGGTATAGCGAAAGCCGGGAAATGCGCCGTGTGGCGTCGGTTCCGGCTATCGTCCGTCAAAAGTGGCTGATTGAGGAGGGATGGGATATGATGGACCCGGCCCACGCCGATAAACTGGCCCGAAAGCTTAATGACCCTGACTGGTCCTATCTCCGCACGGCACCGGGCCGCGTCGGCGTTTCTAACGGGGTGATGCGATGAGCCTCGATACCTATGCGGGCCTGAAAGCAGCGATTGCGTCAACGCTGAATAAGACGAACCTGACGGCATCAATCCCGGACTTCATCACGCTGGCGGAAGCGGTGATGTCGCGGGAGATTTCGACAATCGGGCAAATCGACAACTACGCTGACGTTGAGGTCGGAGAGGAAGGCTGGGGCCTGCCGTGTAGCGCCGATGAAGTGGCCTCGGTCACATACAACGGCGTTCCGCTGACGTATCTCTCGCCAGACCGCGTGGGGGAAGTGGTCAACACAAACCCCGGCTTTTATACGATTGACGGGTCAACGCTTAAGGTCGCACCGGCTGGCACCGTGACCATCCGAATGACTAAATCGTTCTGCCCGCTTTCGTCATCGGTGCCTTGTAACTGGCTGCTGCGTTCGCACCCCGACGCCTATCTTTACGGTTCGCTGATGCAAGCCGCGCCATTCTTGCGTGATGATGAGCGCATCCCGGTTTGGGGGCAGTTTTTCTCCAACGCGATTAACAGCATTAACCAACGCGAAATCCGTCGTCAGATTGGCGGGGTATTGCGCGTTCAAGCAGGGCCGACGCCATGACCGCTATTACTTACACTGGCGCAACCCCTACGGTTGGCGCTGACGAAGACACATGGGGGACGGAGCTTAACGTCTCGCTGGGCCAGATTGCCGCTGACCTTTCGATGCTCAACACGATGCCCGCTAACACCATCATGGGGCGCAATGAGGGAACGTCGGGCGAGGCAGAGCGGCTGACGGTCACTGAGGCCACGGCCATGCTCAATAACGTCGCGGGCGCTACGCAATCGGCGGCGGGGACGAAGGGCCTTGTTCCGGCTGCCCCGGCTGGCGACCAACACAAGGTGCTGACGGGCGGCGGGACGTTTCAAGCGGGCTATGGCCGGGCGTTTGGGTGCATCATCAACTCTACGAGCGTTAACGGCTCCACCCCGACGATTGCGGCGGCTACGAACGTCGCCAGCATCTCCAATGTTACCGAAACGGCAGGCGTTGCTTATGCCGATTTGACCTTTACCAACGCTTTGCCCTCAACCTCATACGCGGTCCATGTCGGGCGCAAAAACCCGACCGGAACGACAGAGGGTTATGATAACACCGCGACCGGCTCGGTTCGGATTTACTGGTCCACGCAAAACCCCGCCGTCATCTCGGTTTCTGGTTTCGCCTAATGAGCCTGATCGCGCTGGACATTCCGCCCGGCATTTACCGCAACGGGACGCGGTATCAGGCATCGGGCCGCTATTACGATGCGGACTTGTGGCGGTGGCATCAAGGCACGGCACGGCCTGTCGGTGGATGGCTGGCGCGTTCGTCATCGGCTCTGTCGGGGAAGGCCCGTTGCGCGGTTACATGGGTTAGCAACTCTAACGCGGCATGGACTGGCGTAGGCACTCATTCCAAGCTCTACGCCGTGTCGCGCTCGGGTTCGGTCAATGACATAACCCCCGTCGGCTACACGGTCGGGCAACCGGATGCGGTTTTCGGCGGCGGATATGGCGAGGGCCGTTATGGACGCGGGCTTTACGGAACGCCGCGCCTTGGCTCGACCAACATCATCCCGGCAACGGTCTGGGCGCTTGATACTTGGGGCGAGTATCTGGTCGGCACGGCAGGCTCGACCATTTACGAATGGCAACTGACAACCGGAACGCCCGCTGCGGCCATATCCGGCGCTCCGACTGCTGAATCCATATTCGTGACCGCCGAACGCATCATGGTTGCGCTCGGGTCGGATGAAGACCCCCGCGCGGTCGATTGGTGTGATGCGGAGGATAACACGGACTGGACGCCAACCGCGACCAACCTTGCGGGCGGCAAAAGGCTACAGACGAATGGCTCGCTTCAAAGCGGACACCGAGTGCGCGGCGGCAATCTGATCTTCACCGACGTTGACGTGTATTTCATGCGCTATGAGGGTCTGCCCTTCGTCTATTCGTTCGACCAACTAGCGACCGGATGCGGGGTAATCTCAAAGAACTGCGTCGCCACGGTTGACGACAAAGCCTATTGGATGGGGACCAACGGTTTCTGGACCTATAACGGCTATGTCGATGACTTGCCCTGCGATGTCGCGGACTATGTGTTTTCGGACATAAACACAGTGCAGGCGTCCAAGGTGTCGGCTTGGCACAACTCGCTATGGGGCGAGGTCTGGTGGCACTATCCGTCAGCCGGAAGCACCGAATGTGATCGTTATGTGTTCTATAACTATCACGAAAACCATTGGGGCATTGGCCAGATGGCGCGGCTTTGCGGCGTTGACCGTGAGGTGCTGCAATACCCGCAACTGGTCGGAGCGGATGGCTATGTCTATTCGCACGAAGTGGGCCATGTAAAAGACGGACGCCAGCCGTTTGCGACAAGCGGCCCGGTTGAACTGGGAATGGGCGATACGACCATGGAGGTCCACGCCTATATTCCCGACGAAAACACCCTTGGGAGCATTGCGGCGTCGTTCTCGGTGCGAGACTACCCACTAGATGCGCCGGTTGCGGTTGCGGCTGTAAATGCAGAGACCAAAACCGATCTGCGCTTCTCCGGTCGCATGGTCTCGGTTACATACACTGGCGATGCGGATGTCGATTTTCGCCTCGGCAGGCCCCGATTTGACGTTAAGACGGGAAGCGGACGATGAGCCTTCCTCGCGCCCCTGAGACCTATTCTAAAGACGATCAAGACCGCTTCCGAAAGACGCTCGATCAACTCGACACCCAGAACCGCAAGAAGCAACAAGATGTTGAGATTGCCGGGTCGGAAAGGCTGATTTTGGCATCCCCGAATGGTTCCCGCTGGTCGGTTCAAGTCAGCAACGCGGGTGCATTGTCAGCGGTGGCGCTATGAGGATTGCATTAGATGCCCTTCCGGGCGGCGTAGAGGCGCAAGTCGAGGGAAAGCGGGCGATTGTTAGCTATGGCGACCCCGACGCCCCTACGGTGGTTTCTGTGGCAACGGACGGGGCTAATCTAATCCTGTTTCCTGACCGTTCCTATAAGCAGGAAGATTTGGCGAAGGCTCTTGGACTTAAAAGTTAGGGACTGGATTGCCTCGGCCCTCGATGGCTCGGGCTGGACGCCGGAAGAAATATGGCAGGGCATCCAAGCGGGGGCTTTTTACCTGTTCATGCACGATGAAGGGTGCATGGTCGGCGAGTTCATTGTCAGCCCGCGTCACAAGGCAATGCATATTTTCGCGGCTGGCGGAACGCTTAAAGCAATGTCTGACCTTGGCCCTACGGTCGAGGCATTTGGTCGGCTTCATAACTGTGACATGACGTGTGCGACGGGCCGCAAAGGCTGGTTGCGATATGCACGAAAACACGGATATTCACCGGGTGAGCCGGTTATCTGGAAGGAACTCTAATGGCTAGTCCCGGCATTTCAGCCTCTGGCAGCAAAAACAAAAGCCGTTCGTCGAATACGTCTAACCAGACCCAGACGAATACGCTTTCTGACCGGGCTGTCGGGATGCTTAATCAGGGCATCGCGGATGCGAGCGGTCGGACCTATCAGCGGTTTAATCCGGGCGACATTGCTCAATATCAGTCGCCTTACACGCAAAGTGTCATTGATGCGTCGCTTGGCCAAGCCGACCGGCAAGACGCTATCGCTCGCAATGCCCAGATGTCGGACTTCGCAAAGTCGGGGGCCTTTGGTGACAACCGCCGGGGCATTTATGAGGCCGAACTAGCGGGAAACCAATCGCGGGACCGTGCGGCCATGATTGCGGGCCTCAATGATCGTGCCTTCGGTCAAGCGCGAGACGTGGCGCAGGGCGAAGCGTCGAACGCTAATCAATACGATCTGGCGATTCAGCAGCTTCTGGCTCAACTGCGCGGCCAGTTTGCGAACGAAGGCACCCAGACCATGCAGGGTTCGAGCCTTACGAAAAACACAGGCTCGGCCTTTAGCATGGGCGGAAGCTATGGTGGGAAATAACTAGATGCCGCTTCTCTCCGACCCTGCACAGCCGCAACGCTTTAACCTGTTGGCCCCTGATGTGGCGGCGTCAATCCGCCAGTTTCAGGCAATGCCTGTTCCTGCTGCTCCTGCCCAAGCCCCGCAACGGGCGCGGGTGAGCGGCTGGCGTTTGCTTGACCGTGTTCTCGGTGGCGAGACGGTTAGCGAAGGGCTGGATGCGGAACGCGCTCGGCTGCAAGCGGAGGCCGATGCTCCTCGCGAGCGGATGCTGGCGCAACGGGAACTAGACATCGCGCAACAGTTTGGCGGCGCTCCGGCATGGCTGGCGTTGCGAGCTAATCGGGGTGAATTTGGCGGGCAACTGTCGAGGCAATTTGCGCCGCAAACGCTGGCAGAGGGGTCGGCATCGGTTACGCCGGGCCAGCTCAATGCCCCGCCTATTATGAACGAGCGCCGCGTCGTTGCAGGGGACCGTGTGGTGGGCATGGGTGGTCCGAACATGGACCCGCGCGAACTGCTGACGGTCAGTCCGTCTTTTGCCGAACAGACGCGCCGTTTTGAGGTTGAAAATCCCACCGTTGCACAAGGCGGGCGCGTCGTGAACCTTCCGACTGGTCGCGTTGTGGCTGAGGGCATGGTTCCTCTTGCGCCGGTTAGCCTGCCGCAAGGCGGTTCTGTGGCACCGTTTAACCCCACAACGGGTGAGTTTGGCGCTCCGGTGCAGGGCAATCCCGACATACCTTCCGGCGCTCCAGTGACGTTTGACGCGACGACGCGCGGTGCGCTTCAAGAAGCGAGAGCCTATGTTGGCAAAGCAAATAGCCGGATTGGCCTTGCGCGCGAGTTTATTAGCCTAAACACGCGCAATCCGACCGGCATCGGGGCGGCTGGTCCGCTTGGAATGGCGGCGCGGCTAAACCCGGCTTACGACCGTATGGCTAGTATCTCTGCTTCGCTCATTCCAAAGGAGCGTGAGCCGGGTTCTGGTCCGGCGTCGGATTTCGATATGAGGCTTTTCGAGCGCGCGCAAATCGGTATCGGCAGACCGGGACCGGCAAACCAAGCGATTGCAGAAGCGGCGATTGCACAAGCCGAGCGAGACATTGAGTATTCCGCGTTCCTCGACGAATACGCGCAGCGCAATGGGAACATTATCGGCTCAACCGAGGACTGGCAGGCATACGTTAATGCTAATCCATTGCTGCAAGAAGGCGCGAACGGCCTAATTCAGCGTCGGCCTAGAAACCAAGTCCAATCTTGGCGCGAGTTCATGGGCTACGGCGAGCGTCAGCGCGGCGGCTCGCAATCGCGAGGCGGTGGAAATCAACCGGCCCCTGCTGGTCCTGTTCGCATTCAAAACGACGCTGAATATGCGCGCTTGCCTAGTGGAACGAACTTTATCGGTCCAGATGGCGTGGTTCGGAGGAAGCCGTAATGCAGCAGACGTGGCAACAGGCTCCCGCATCGAATGGCGCAACGCCAGCATGGCAACAGGCTCCGGCGGTTGCGTCGGGGCCTCAAAATCCGCCCACTCCTCGCCTTAACGCCCTCGGCATCACGGATGAGGAAGAGATTGCCAACCTGACGGCTCAATACGGTTCACGCGACGAAGCTATCCGCCTTCAACAAGAGCGGATGGCGGCTGACCCGAACTATGACCCCGGAATGGCACCGGCTCAACCGGCCTATGGGGTATTGTCGTCGGAGGATATATCCCCTCAAGAACGCGATCGGCTTTTGGCGTCTGGGGAATATCAGGTTGACCCAAACGACCCCAACAAAATCTTCCGTATGGTTGCCCAGCCGGAACCAATCGCACCCCCGCCCGTTGCCGCGCCGACCGGCCTTGATATCGCCCTGCAACAAGAGCGAGACAAGCTGGCGCAATTCGATGAAATGGGCATTCGTCGTTACGACCGGCCAAGTTTTACTGACCAATTTACCGCGCCCGTTAACGACGAAATAGGCTGGCTGACGGGGTTGCTTTCGCAATCGGTGGGCAATCTGGGGCGTCGGCTTTCTGGACAAGAGATTAAGGTTTCCGCCCTTGATCGTGCCCGTGCAATGCGTGAGCTTATGCAAGAGGGTCAGCAGCAATACGAAAGCGAAAAGCCGTTGCAGGCGGTGGCGGGCGGCTTGCTCGGCGGGTTCGCGTTTGCCCCGGCGAGCGGCGCGGCGGTCCCCGGCCTTCTCGGACGGCTTGGGCAAGCGGGCGGCGTCAGTGCGGCCTATGGCGCGGCGGAAGGTGACGGCTATCTCGGGCGGGCAGGCAATGCCCTTTTGTCTGGCGGGCTTGGCGTTGCAAC